ATAAATAAGACCTCTTTAGTCAAGTCGCCGGATGTCGCAACAGGGACAATGTAACAAACCCCACAAAGGGAGACTTGCTGAAAAGGTCTTACCGTTACTTGTTTTTAATGGCTGTTGCGCAGCCCAAAATTCATTGCTCCCCGTCACACAAAGGGAAGACTTTAAACTCTCGTCAGAATTCTTCAAGCCCCTTTAAGGGAATTAGACAATCTTCGTCAAGATTGAATGTGTTAAGTGAGAGGCTGTGTCAGCGACAGACCAGATAGTATGTATAAATACATCTACACCGGTGGCTTCCGTCAGTGGTGTTCTGACCTTTCGATAACCTCACGAATCTCAAAGCTCGTATGTCTAAGAGGGGAAGGCTATCTGACTTCTCATAAATCTTTTCTGATTCAGTTCTTTTAGTTTATATGAATAATAGTTATTTGTCAAGTATTTATTCATAGATTGGTAAAATAATTCTAAATGATGTTGACTTCAATTCTGTCGTTGACTCATGAGCCCACTCAAATTTGAAGTCGGGGTCATTATCTTCCAAATACTCAACAATGATATCACATACACAATAGTTATTAATACGCCCACATTGTGAGCAAAAGCAAATCTCGCCCATAATGTGGACTCCGTTGTTTAAGTTCAAGTTGTTAGTAAAACATACTCAAATGCTATTTGTCAAGCATCAATCAAAATCTTTTCTAATAAAAGAAAAATTAAAGTTTGATTCAATGTCTTCTTTGTCGAAACTATCCCTCTTAAACCATTCACCACTTACTTTGAATTGATTGAATAGTCTATGAAGTTTTGCCTCTGTACTTCTTGCCGGATTAGCTATCTGCCAATAACAAAGCAGATTTACAGATAATCCACTGCCTGTGCTTAGTGACCTTGCACGTTTTATTGGATTATTACTAATGCCAATTTTCAACATACCTAGTTCATTTTCCATGAGATACACGCACTGTGAGTCCATACCGTCAAGTTGTTTCATATACAGTGGACGCAGGTTATCTTTAACACCTTGCCTCATAAATTTAGACTTAAGTGCGAAGTCAACTGCCCTCTCTACCTGATCGTCTGTTAGATTGGTATCTTTGGTCATCCAGCCTCTGATACTCATATCAACTCCCAAAATGTTTGCCTCGGCTGTACTAAGACTATTCTTTTTCTTGGGGTTGGTATTTCTGATTTTCATATACTCTACAAATTTCATATTTTATCCTAAAAAGGTAGTTGTGAATCATCCCAATCATCAATGGGTTGATGGTGATATGGTTTATTTGTTTGCGTAGCTTTAGGCACTACTTTCTCCGAATACTTAGGCTTTTCTTCCTCAAGTATATTGAAGTCTGCAACACTACCTTCCCACAACACTAAATCAGAATGCACCTTGTAATAAAACCATCGCCATTGACCAGAATCGGGTCTCAACTTTCTACCTTCCATAATATTATGATCAAGAAAGGATCTTAGGATTTTTCCTGCTGCTTTGTATTCCACACCACAACATTTAGCAATAGTAGATTGTGCTTCGTAGTGCTGACCTTTCAGAGTTTCAGTAAAGAACTCATTTTTACTTAGCATGTAAGCATAGATAATCTTACTGCTTGCGGACAGCTTTACAGCTTCTCCTGTCTTCTTGCTGATATACCCATCTGCCAATGCTAGGCTCTTGGGTAGCTTGTAGAATTCATCTGTGTTCACATTTGTACACCTTTAGTTATTTAGTCTTGTAAATCTATAGTTTTTATGAAGCTTTGCTTTTACTTATTCATGTCTTGAATCTCCTTTAGTTTGAACATACATTTCAGAATAAAGGATTGTCGGCTCATCTCGCCACGATTCTCATCAATCCAAGAAAGCAGTGGTCGAGGGATAATCAGACTCATTTTGTATCTCCTACGTTATTTATCTCATTAGTATAGGACAAAAGATCCCATACTCGTTTCTTTCTCTATCACTTCGTTCTTGCACCAAGCATGATAAAAGAACAAAAGCCCTGCACTCTCAAATCAAAAGCTTGCTGAATACTACAATCTTACGCTTCGCTTCTCTGTTTGTCAAGTATAGGATGTTAAGACCTATAAAGCTTTTAAAATCTATATTTTCTTTCTATCTCAATCATTCTATATAAAGAGACCTTTTGTCCTATACATATGACCTCAAATGTCCCATACTATAGGACAAATTAAGTAGCTTTAATCCACACCAACAAGACTACTCCTAAAATATCCCCATGTCAACCACCTATTCCAATAAAATCTAACCACACATAAATTACTCAAAAATACCCTTGCAATCTATCGATCACTATGCTATGATTCTTATATCAAATACAGAAGGAGATATAGAAAATGAGTAATCTGGCAACGCACCTTATACAACAAACATTATTTCCTGATCAAGACAAACCACAGTGGATGGCATACCTTATTCTAAACCAGAAATATCCTAAACTTACTTATCTGAGTATGGATGGTTATCACTGCCACGGTATCGCGGATTATAGTGAAGGTAAGATGTTTTATTGGCCAGACTGTTATGAGGGTGGAATTCTTAACTGGACTGACAAGACTCTGATCATTTCCCCACCAAAAGATTTCTGTGACATGACAACAGAAGAAATTGTCAACGTTTGGATGGATTTGTGTGGAGAGACAGAAGAATCTAAACTATCTTGGTTGACAGATCTTCTGGAAGTATCAAAATGACCAAACTAAAGCTAATAGAAAAACCCTATGGCAAGAAACGCTTTGCAATATTCTATAAACGTGAGAAGCTAGCCGAGTTCTCTACAAGAGAGTCTGCTAACGCATTTGCTGAAATTTACCTTGTACCACCGTACAATATGAATAGCTGCTGGAGGGTTTGATGAAAGAATTTATTGTTAAGACTAATTTCGGACACACCTATCGGTGGTCTCCTGAACGGATTGCTGAGGATTATGCAGATACAGCTATTCAGTGGCAGGATGAAGATGACATCGCTGAGCCTCAAACTCATGAACAACTTAAGCATAAAATCATTAATGATGAACATCACCTTACTCAATGGTTTAATGACTATATTCGTGGTGATGTTGAATATGCTGTTTCTCAAGCAGAGCTTGTTTCAGTAGATCAGGCTGAGTATCAGAGTTTCATTGATGGGTGCATTCGTGTACATGGCAGGGAAGTATGAATAAATCCAGAGTTACCGAGGAAAACACATGAAAGAAAACGAGATACGCTTCCTTGTTGGTCTTGATCCAGATCGCCTCTCGGGAACGATTCAGGAACTACTTATGCGCCCAAATATCCTGAATATGCCTTACCACAAAGCATTGGAGTATTTGGTCAAACAGACATTAGAGGAAAAGAAAGCTTTGACAGAAGAGAATCGTGTGCTATCCTCAGTCTTGAAAGCGAATAATTTATACCATAGAGATAATGTCCTACCAAATCATGAGGAGAAGTAAGATGCTTAAAGATTACGAACAAACGTATGAAGACTTTTGGAAAGATTTAGTTGAGGTGGATGGGATAATTGACTTTGACCAAATAAAGAAAGAGCTTCATGACTTCCATCGTCTCATTCAAAATGTCCCACGTATCTTTGAACATGTGACTGGTGGTGCTTGCACTAAACCACTTACTCATGTAGAGGTTGTTTGTTCTCTTGCAGATGAGTATTATGCAGAACTTCACGGAGAACAAGAGTGACAGATTTCAAAGAACTTAAACGAGAAACACTAGACAGCCTCATCATCAACGATGAGCGTACATCACTTGTCTTCAGAACGACCTCTGGATTTCTCTATTTCTACGAAGGTAATATCCGCAGCGTATCGGGTGTCATAGCCTTTGATGCAAAGTATGGGAATATTGAAGGGCTTCCTTTGAAGAAGCTTAAGTACACAGGTAATTGCTTGCAAGTACCTTTTGAAAAAGAATTCTTAGTGATTATTCACAATGGCTTGACTTATCAAGGGAAAGTGCTAGAATCTGTGTTGAAGAGTGCTGCTAGTTATCAGCAGATTGTTGAAGACTTTTAAGGAGAGATAAATGTTTAGGCCACAAAAGCAACTGACCAATGTGATACAAACAGAAGAACGTTTACCTAGTCGTAATGGTGTATATGAAGGAATGATAGCATCAGATAAAATCTGTAAATATTATATTATAGGTGAAACATATTTTCAAGGTTATGAGGGAGTATACTGGGAAACCAGATTAGTGAAGCTTGATGTTGTTAAAATCCCAACCAAAGAAGAGCTTGCTGCTACTGAAGCTGTAAAGAAAGCTGAAGAATCTCTTAAAGCTGCTAAGAAGTCTCTTGAGTTGATCAAGGAGAACAAATAATGGACACAGTACGAGGAACCCTATCAAACGGAGTATACACATCAGAATCTGGTTTAGTGTATTATGTTGGCGGTGGTAAAGAATATCTCTTGAATATAATTGCAACTGTTGCTATACTAGTGGAAGGTGATGTCTCTTTTGAGAAGGCTATTGCGACGATTGAGACCGAGATGAGGTGTACTGAGAAACACAAGGAAAGGCAGAGTTGGTGGGATAGTGTAGAGGAAAGTGGTGAGATTGTGTTTGTGGTAGGGTAGGAGTGGTTGGTAATATTAATTAACGTAGTGAGGTGGTATCTTGGGAGGGAAGAAAAGTTCAAATAAATTGGTTGCTGGTGTAGGAGTAAATGATTTACCTTACCCAGTAGGAATTTATGAACAAGTTAATGGCAAAAATAAGCAAAAGCTATGTCCATTTTACAATAGATGGAAAGATGTTTTAACAAGAACCCACCCAGACTACACACGAAAATCTGGTAATAACTATTTAGGTTCTAGTGTTCACGAGTCTTGGCTATATGCTTCCAATTTCAAAGGTTGGATGGAAACACAGAACTGGAAAGGTCTACATTTAGACAAGGATATATTGGTGAAGGGTAACAAACAGTATGGACCTAACACTTGTGCATTTGTGCCAGCATGGTTAAACACTTGTCTTTCTGTGAACAATGGAAACAACAATGGTCTTGCTTTTGGTGTACAAATAGACAAACGTGTCAAGAAAGAAAAATCTAAAAAGTTTCGTTCTGATGTTAATTTGTTAAATGGTAAAAGAGAATTCTTAGGTCAGTTTCATACTGAAAAAGAAGCACACGCTGTTTGGCAGCTTGCAAGGACTAGAGAGCTAGAAAAATATATCTCAAAATACGCACAGGAGGAGTGTTTTCGTACAGATGTTGCTGAGGCTTTAATGAAAAGAGTTTGGAATTTGAGGCTGGAAAATGCAAACGGCGTAGAAACTAAATCACTGTAAGGAATTAAATTATGGCTAAGCGCAGCTTGGAACAAACTGTACAACAACGCTGGGAAAAGAAATCAGAAGTTGGTCGTGTTATTAAGAGTAAGTTTCAAGATGAAAGTTATCTTGCTGTTCCAGTAACTGCAAAGACAGATGTACAGAAGTTGTTCTTAAACGCGCTTAAGGAGTTTGATGTTGTTGTCTTCTCAGCTCCCGCAGGCGTAGGTAAAAGCTATCTGACCATGAGTGAAGCTGCTGATTGGTTGAAGAAAGGTGTTTATGACAAGATTACATTAACTCGGGCTGTAATTCCTATGGGTCGTAGCCTTGGTATGCTTCCTTCTACACTTCAGCAAAAGTTTGAACCGTACTTAATGCCTCTTCTGGAGGTGCTGTGGAAGCGTTACGGTAAAAGTTACTACGAGAACTGCCTTGCAAATGGTTCAATTGAGCTTCTGGCCCCGGAATATAGCCGTGGTCGTAGTGTTGAAGGGGTGATGATTATCGATGAAGGACAAAGCTTGCATCCAGATGAGCTTTACACACTACTTACTCGAATGGAGACTGGCTCAAAACTCATAGTCATCGGAGACCCCAACCAGAGCGATATTCGTGGATTGAATGCAATTGATTGGCTAGAGGGGTTTGTTGAAAATAACCCTGAACTCACCAAACATATTAAAGTGATCAAAGCAGACAGTAACGATATTGTTAGGTCGGGCCTTTGTAAAGCCATGGTTAAAGCTAAAGAACGGGAGAATAAATAATATGAGTGAAGAAAGTTTTATCCCAATGTTCTCACCTAAGAACATCTTTACAACAGAGGTTCGAGGCTCACAGCATACTTACTATTTGACAGGTCCAATTACCGAACCAGAAAACTATGTAGACTTGTGCAATATCCTTCGTAGCTCAGGTTCACAAGACGAAATTTTGATCCGTATAAATTCAAGAGGTGGATCTGTTGCATCGGAACGGATGATCGTAAACGCAGTTCAAGAATCAGAAGCGAATGTTGTAGGTTTCATTGAGTATGACTGCATGAGCGCTGCAACAGGTATCTTTTTGGCTTGTAAACAGCATGGTTGGGCACCACACATTCAGTTTATGGCACATTGCGCATGGTGGGGTGCAATTGGTAAAAATCCTGATATCAAGAGTCAGACTGAGTTTGGTTTGAAACAAATGGAAGAGGAAATTATCTCAACCTATAGTGGCCTACTGGATGATCGTGAGTTAGAACTCTGTAATGAAGGCAAGGAGTTCTGGTTTGGCGCTAAAGAACTTGAGCGGCGAATGGAAAACTTCTATGAGTACCAAAAGTCACAACCTTGTGATTGCGGATCATCTGACTGCCCCCAGAATCAACGCCTAGCTGCTCTTGAGGAAGAAGAAAGCTTTGACGACATGCCTACAATTGATGAAATCGTTGAACAAGCTGTGACAAAAGCTCTAATTGCATACGACAAACAAAAAGACGAAGCTGCTAAGAAGTTAGCCCGGAAATCTAAACCAAAACCAGTCAAAGTAGACGATGCTGACGAAGTAATTGTAAAATAGTTGTTGACTTAAACAATCTGTCGGCTTACAATAGCGACAGATTAACACAAAGGAGACTAAAATGAATTTGAATGATTTGGTTTATGAGCTTGGTGATGACTACGAAGATTTTTTGTGTATACATGAGCACAATTTTGATGTAGATCCTTTCTGGAATCAAGAAGTAGACTTGGAATACGCTCAAGGGGATTGGCAATGAGTTATGTATGGATTGTGCAAGGTTTTGATTCAGGTGGTACAGATATCCTAGGTGTATTTAATACAGAAGAAAAAGCTGAGGAGTTTAAAGATTCAGATTGTTATTTAACAGAAGGTTTTGCATTTATTTCAGTTAGCAAGAGGGAAGTAGAGTGACTGAAAAGAAACCTAAAGATATCGAAGTGGTTATCGTCTCATTCACCGACTACACGTCATATGACTTCGTTGAGCCTGGAAGTTTCTTTTCAATGAGTGCTATGCAAGACTATTATTTCTATAAGACAAGTGATAGGAAGTTAGCGCAAGATAAGTGTGATGAGCTATTTGGTGTTGGTAGGTATGTTGTGAAGACATCTAAGAATATTGTAAGCAAGTCGAAGCTTGAGTCTGGCGGCCTATCAGCTACGGGAACTTCTTGTCGAAAAGGTCAAAAGGCACCAAATTAGGAGAGACTTAATGGAACATATAAAATACTCGGAGGAACTTATAAGTAAAAGTAAATCTCTTAAAGAGCATAATGACTGTACCGTGAAAGCTTGGGTTAATACTTTCGATTGTTCTTATGAAGCTGCGCATGCTTGGTTGAAGAAACATGGTAGAATAAACCGTAGAGGTATGCTGCTTAAAGATATTGAAAAGGCTTTAGACAGTTGCAAGAAAGCTAAGATTAAGGTTGGTCCATATGGTACTACTGAGAGGATAAATCTTAAAGCCTTCTGTGAGAAGCATAATAAAGGGAGATATTACATCCTAGTCAGGGGTCATGCACTTTGTGTTAAAGATGGGGTGGTGTATGATTACAAAGATGGACCTAGAAGATTTGTGACATTTGCAGCAAGGGTTTATTTGGAAGGGGAGATTTAATGAAACTAAAACATCAGCTTATGTATATGAGGATTGCAGAAGCTGTTGCTGAAACCTCTTCTGCACAAAGGCTTAAGGTTGGTAGTGTTATTGTAAAGAATAACAACATTATTGCTACAGGGTATAATGCTCTGCCAGCTTTCCTTAGTGGTCCTCTTGAGGATGAGAGTGGTAATACTAAACCTGAGACACGTCACAGTGAAAAGAATGCGCTACTTGCCTTAGTAAAAAGCAATGAAAGTTCTATTGGAAGCGTGCTATTCTGCACGCATGGATGTTGCAAGTTTTGTTCAATTGATATTATTGACGCAGGGATCACCAAAGTTTACTATCGTAACGAATATCGTAGCACAGAGGGTCTTGACTACCTTCGTGCGAATAATGTTGAAGTAATTAAAATTTAAAGGAGAAACTAAATGACAGCTACAGAAAATATCCTTCTACCAGAAGAAATCATTGACACATATAAGCTTCAGTTCAAATCTTTGATAGAATTCATGCGTGGACTTAATTATGAATACGAAGGGCGTCTGTTCGGTTCACCACATTTCGTAAGCTACGACTACGAGAACAAAGCTCGTAAGAGTATTTCTGTGCACACTGCTTGTCTTCTGCACAATGGTGCTTACACAGATTGGCATGGTAAAGACTTCAAAGCTCCCTTTGACTTCACCCACTACAAAATCCGTAAAGCTAAAGCTGCTAAGATTGTAAACATTGTCAATATCCAACTAAACAAGAAAACTGGACATATTCGCACTACAAGTAATCTTGTAAACTTTGTAGACAAGGCTTATGAATACATGCTTTACTCTAAATATCTGTGAGGAGTATTTATGGACAGAGTATTCTTATTCCCAAATGGCAATTGGTGCTGGGTTGACATGTTTGATTGGCAATCTGGAAGCCCTACAAATGCAGTCAAGATTATTGTAGGAACGAACTGGTCTGACAGAGATATTAATCAGATGATCAGAGAGTACTATGAGGAAAATAGCGAGACCCTATTTCAAGATAAGAGTTGATAGATATTTATAGAGCAGCCAGTCCTTGTGATTGGTTGCTCTTTTTGTTATTATGGATTTATAAATTAATTAGGAGGATCTTCAGTGAATAAATCTTGTGGCGGTTGTAAATTCTGGTTTAAGTGGCCTGAAGATGGCCTCTGTGAAGCTAAAGAGTTAAGATGTTCTAGTGATTACGTTTGTAAAGAATGGAAAGCTAAAAAATATGAACGTAAGAAAATAAAGGTGATTAATGACTAAAGATAAGTTGGTAAAAGAACTTGAATTCCTTAAACGTGATCTTGATAAATGTGATCGTCGTTGCAAGCGCATATCTAAAGCTTGTGGTGTTGAGCCAAATGAACTTATTTCCTATGCCGTACAACAGACTCAAGATGTATTAGAGTACATTGAATCAATAAAGGAGAAAGAAAATGATCAAGGCTAACAGAAACCAGCTAGTAAACGTTGGAAACCAGTTCCAAGGGACCACCAAGAAGATTCTGTGTGTTTGTAGTGCGGGACTTCTTCGTTCACCTACTGCTGCCAATGTAATCCATAAACGCCTTGGTCTAAACACTCGTGCGTGTGGTAGCTGTAAGGATTTTGCACTCATCCCTATCAGTGAAGCCCTTATCACATGGGCAGATGAGATTGTGTTTGTGAATGCTGATAATCTTATTGAATTAGACGGAGAGGAGAAAGTCTTGATTTCAGATTTAGATAAAATCATTTCTGTTTTGAATGTTCCAGATGAATTTGATTGGGGTACACCAAAACTAGAAGACACTATCTTTGATCAATTTGTAAAACGTAAGAAAATTATAATTCAGGAATTTGAATATATGTTTCCATAAAGTCTCACTGAGGAAGCCCCTCAAGGACAAACCAAAATGAATATTTCTTCTGTAAAGCTTATCCTGACAATATCATTGACTGTTGTGATAACAGGCTGTACAATTAGCCCACCAAAGCAGAACGTTATTGTGGGAAGTGGTACAATGTATAACAATTGGCATGATGCTGTGTTCAAGGAATGTCAATCTAAAGCTTGGGATGTTACACGAGAGCTTGTGATTGAGAAATCTAAGGAAGGGTATAGCTTTACAGAAGAAACCATTAAAGATATTCATAGTTATTTGGTTAAGAAATGTTCTATGAACAGCGGTATCACCATATAAGTGAAATATAGTGCAGATCTTCGGCTAAAATCGTCTAAGGTCTGCAAAAGAATGCGTAAGGAGACAAAATGACACATCTAGTTCCGATGACTGAAGAACAACGAGAGCAAGCTAAACAGAAACGACTGGAAGCTCAAGAATATGCTAAAGCTAACCTCAAAACAGATTATGCAGATGAACCATATTGGCGTGAAATTGCCTCAAAGTACAAGCTAACTATGCCACATTGGTACATTCCAGCATCAGCTACAAAGTACATCCGTCGAGCTTGCAAGAAGACTGGAGTAGACATGGAGGCATTTATTGAGTCAACGGGTTTTAGTAACCTAAATCAGCTTGTAAATGCTAATTGTACATGGACTGCTGTAGCTATGGTGGGGCTTGTACTTGAATTCTCGCAGAAAAGTGAATAGTTATGCGGTGTTTTAGCATGCTGGAGACGTTTTATTAGTAAAGGGGTTGCATTGCATAGGTTCATATGATAAGCTATGTTTGTTATATGAATTTTACCGATTGTTTTAGGAGAGGAATATGTTATTTATAATCTATGTTGTAGGTGTTCTGTTAACAATTCACAATGATGCTTTGTGTTGCTATGCAGCCAAGCATAAATTTAGTCTAAAAGGTAGCTTTATTGCAGCTTTGTTCTTTCCTGTCAGTGTTCCTCTTACAATTCTTTCAGTGTACAAGATGCAGGACAAGCCATAATGGTTAAATCACACGAAGATCAATTCCAGACATTCGTATCTCTTGCGCAGTCTTGGGGAATGGATACCACATTGATGAATGTGAAGCTACACCCTACACTGGATAAATATTTCCAAGACTTGAATACCCAAACAAGCTGGATGATGTTCACCAATGCTTATTGGAAGGGTGTTATAGATGCTGACACTGAACGACGAGAGAAGGGGATTTATTATGTTTAAATGGATTAAAGAGAGTTTGTTTGGTGATAGATCATCAGAAGAGTACCACCCAGAGCATTTAGTTGTGAAACTTCCTAATATCTCTGAACCAGTATACGCAATCTTGAAAGCTTGGAAAGAAGATCCAAAGAGGTTTATATTTTCAGAAGAACATAATTTTGAAAGTATTTATGTTAATGTTAACAGACCAAACCAAAGTCTGGTACAATCAGAGTTTTATGATGTTGTTTCAGGAGAGACTTTTGAGTTTGGTGTTCATATACAACATACCGCTGTAAAGGATTATTCATCGCTTCTATTCAAACCTAAGTTTGGGGACCATGGGCTTTATGTATGCTTGGGATATATTTTGAAGTCAACTCCATCTTGGATGACTGATGCTGAAGTTGAATACCTAGAAAATAACATCTTACCTTACTATAAAAAACGCTGTGAGAGATATGTTGAACTTATTGAGTACCGTAAAGATCGTCAACTTAATCAGCAAAACAAATTTGCACAATTAACTAAACAAAGAGAGCGTGATCGACTAATGGAGTTATACAAATGAGTAATCACATCAAAGTACGTACAATTAACGGAGTAACATCGTTCTACACAGCACAAGATGGAGTTGTATTGAAATCAATCTCATCTATTCGCTTTGCAGATGTTGAGAATGCTGTATTTAGTATCGTTAAGAAAGATGGTGAGTATTACACATACCTTCCACAGCGAAATATGCAGCTTGTAAAGCTTGCTGAGGCTATCGAGAAGGGTTACTTGATTTACAAGGTGAGTTGATATGGATCTTGAAAAGCCTACTACCGCTTTGCATGATAAAGAGTATGCACAGAACTGGAAAGATTGGATTGGTAAGTACCTACAGTCTCAAACATACACATCCAAAGAAGAAGCTATGAGCCTTGTTATGAAAGAAACACGAGGATTAATTAATCCATGTTGGGTGTTGGAGGTTTTGGACATTGAGCGGTAAAAGAGACCTACCACAACCAAGTGTTCCAGCCTACTACAGAAAGCTAGCAGCCTCCCTTAACCCAGAATCTCCAGATACGACCCTTCTAGCAAGTCAATATTTAAAATATGCTGACGATTATCAGAAAGAAGAGGAAAGATTACTGTACAAGTGGAAGAAGGCTAGTTATAATCGTGGAAAGAAATTTAAATAGGACGGATTTATGAAAACATTTGCTATTATTTGCGCTATAATCTTATTTTGTATTTGGTTGCCTTGGAATATTAGACAAGTAGAGAAGGAACATACGGATTGTGAAAAGAAAGGTGGTGTTTTATACCATGCACGAGGTGAGCAAGAAATTTGTATTGACAAAAGGAGTGTTATAAAATGACAGCTAAAGCAGTTACACCCATGCCAGAGGGTATTATTAGACCTAAAGCTCCATCTGCACCGCCTAAGCCACCACTAATGCGTGTAGGCTGCAATGGTGATCCATGTCCGCTATGTGGTAGTGGGATGAAGCACAATTGGCTATTCTTTAAATCAAAAGGTTGTTATCAATCTGAGTGTGAGAATTATTGGAGGAATAAATGATTACATTAGCAATTATCTTATATCTGGTGTCTTGTCTAGGCTCTTTTCTGTTTCTCGTAAAGAAAGGTAAGAAGGATTGGGGTTATGTTAATAAAGAGGATTTATTTTTCATAACTTTTGGTTCCTTAATTTGGCCTTTAGGCTTAACTTGCTACCTGATTTATCAACTCTTTTGTTGGATGGAGAAGATAATCAATGGATAATGGACATGCCTACTTATGCACATGTGGTAAAAGACCTAAACATAAATGCTATGAGGAGAATGAGCATGGGAGTGGGAAAATGTGCCTTCGTGGAGAACCTAAACCGAACAACTTGATTGTTGAAGATACTTTTGATATTATGTTTGGTAGATACCAACATGCTTTAAAGGAGCTTAGTGAAAAATGAAACAATCAATTGAAGATCGCATGTCTAATGTTGACAAAGAACTTAAGAAACTACGAGAAGAGTTACGTGTAGAACTTTTACCTAAATACTTGACACCAGAACAGCAGCAAAGGGTTCTGAAAGCTTACGTGGAAGACTTAAAGGATGAAGAATGACTATCACACACTCAGAGCTTTGCCTAATTGCAGAAAAATTCTTATTTAAAAATGGATTTGGTGTTGTCTTCCATGATAAATTCAAAGCATCTACTACGTCTGGAGAACAACCAGACTGTTTAGGTTTTCGTAACAGGGTGTCGTGTCTGATCGAGTGTAAAACATCTAGAAGTGATTTCCTTGTAGATCGTAGAAAGAAGTTTAGGCTTGATCCAAGTATAGGACTAGGCGATTGGAGGTTTTTTCTTACACCCAGCGGACTAATTACACCATATGAATTGCCTAATGGTTGGGGGTTACTTGAAACTGATGGCAAACGTGTTAAGAAAATGGTAGGATGGCCTACAAACACAGATTGGATAAGTGGTAAGCCCTTTACAGGTGACAAACAGGGTGAATGTGATTATATGTATAGTGCTCTACGTAGGATGGTGATACGCGGACACTTTAAAGAGGTTTATGATGGATTACCGAAGGAATTGAAATGAACATTACACTAGAAGATCGTATGCAGAACGTAGAAGATGAACTAAAACAACTTCGCAAAGAGACGGAAGAAAGTATTGCACGGTATAAAAGATTTGGGTGGTTGAGTCAAGAACAACCTAAGTATGATATTACTCGTGAAACTAAGTGTCTGTGGGAGAGCATGGAGAATCTATCTCCAGAAGACCGTATGAAGCCTATGGGTTTATCGTGTGGATGTCGGAGGTGTACACCATATGCCTTATAATAATGCAGGTCAGGAATTTGTAATAATTTCGAAAGAAAAGGGTAAAAGGTCTTATATTCGTTTTATTGAGACAGGTTATGAATGTATTGCCTCAAACGGTAATATAAAAACAGGTTCAGTTAAGGATTTGTTCAATCCATCTGTGTATGGTGTTGGTTTTGTAGGCGCAGGCCCACACAAAGTATCCGATAATCAAAAACATACTAAAGAATATAGGCTGTGGACTGGTATGCTGGAAAGGTGTTATTCAGCAGCATACCAGGGAAAATTCCCAACCTACATTGGATGTTCAGTAGATGAACAATGGCACAATTTTCAGGAATTTGCTGAATGGTGTCAGTGGCAGAAAGGGTTCAAAGAAAAAGATTACCACCTAGACAAAGACATTCTTTCATTAGATATTAAATCTTATTCGCCCAGTACTTGTTGCTTTGTCCACAAAGATATCAACACTTTTCTAAATGTAAATACAAAGCAACGTGGAATGAATTTTCTAGGAATATACGAACATTGTAATAAATATATTCCTAGGATTAATTACAAATTGACGGATAAGGTTAGAGCGAAAGCTTGTGAAACGCCAGAAGAAGCTTTTACCATCTACCGAGATTGGAAAATTGAATGTGTCAAAGTCCTAATTGAAAGGTACCATGAAAATATGGAGTACCGAGTAATTGAAAAGTTTAGGTTATTTGACGTTACAAAAAGTATGTGACCTATAAAATAACAAGTGTTCGGCTTATTGTTGAGGAAAGACTATGAATTTTAAGAGAGAAGAACGTTACATCGTATTAAAATTATCTGATCTATCTGATGACGAGTATGATTATATTGATAGCTACATAGAAAGTAGAAGTATTGAACAAAGAGAATGTGTTGTAGTAGAGTCTGATTGGCCTATTTACGAAAAAGTGTGGAATATGATTGAAAACATAGGAGTTAAGTGATGAGTGCTAAAAAGAATAAAGTGGTGTTCAAAAATGATGAATCTTGTGAAATGTTAGAAATTTGGATCAACGGTAAATGTTGGGCAGAGGGTAATTACTGGGATTTTAATTTCCTAAGTGATGTGCCAGAACTACTTGATGCCTTAGGCATAGAAAATGAAGAAGAGGAGTATAAATATGAATAAAACTATACTTCTACTTAGTGGTAGTGGTGATAACTATGAAAACATTCTATATTTTAATGATCTTGAAGGGGTTGAGTTTTGGTTAAAAAATAATGATGCGTTTACTGAAGGTTATTGTTCCGGTAATTGGTATAAGGTTTTTGTTGAGAAAGACTTTTCTAAATATTTAGAAAGAAAGGCTTTATGGGGGGGTAGATATGAGCATGAGACAAGTTAAGTGAATTGACATTGAGAAAGAACATCCTCAAGATGCCTATTGCCTACACTATGTTCATGGTTGGGAATACTGTTCTACAAGTAGAATCTTTTGGTATGAAATATAATGTTAGGTTTTCTAGGAGAGAAGAATGATGGACATTAGATAA